CCCACTCTACATCCATATAGTTCTCTCGGGTGATATTCACAGTAGCAAGATTCGTAACCGAGTCGTGCAGGTGTGGGCTATCTTTCCACTTGTCATAGAGATAGTCCAATATGCCGTCTTTGACGATATAGTTGTTATTGATGATGAGCCTTCCTCGCTTGCGGTGAAAAGCCTTCACCAAGTCGCCCGTTATTTTTTTGCCATACTTCTCTATCATATCGGGGCGTTTGGCACGGTCTAAGTCCTCTATATCATCCAAAATAGCCAAGTCAGGGCGATACATACCAAAACGTAACCCTCTGAAAGGTTGGTTAAGCCCCAAGGCTTTGAAGTGCTTGCCGTCTGTAGTCTGAAAATCACCATCCGACCAATCCCCATAAGAGAGTTGCAAGCCAAAGTCCTTGATAAACTTTTGATTGTTCTCCAAGTGTGCTTGTAAGTCGGACAGTAGTATTTTAGCCAAGCCCTCGTTAGCCCCTATAAGGATAGGAAAGAAGGTAAGGTTGTTCTGTTTGAGATGGCATATATTGCCCACATTGGACTGTATGGACTTACCTGCACCCCTAAATTTCTTTCTGAATTGGCGTATAAACGGGTCCTTGTACAAACGAATATAGTCGTCAATATGAAACTTAGGTGTCTTGGCATCGCCCAAGGGTAACCCACTGTCAAGCCCGAAATAGTAATCGAAAAACTCACCATAGTTTTCGGGTTTTAAAAGTCGCTTGATACGTGCTTCTTGCTCATCCGCTGTTTCCTTCTGTATAGCCTCATAGGTAAGCTCTCGTATCATTTTCGACTTTGCAAAATAGCGCTCTTTGGTTTCTTTGAGTTCTGTTTTAGTCATCTCCTTTCTGTAATAATTCGGTTATATACATATCAAAGTAAGGGCGTATCTCTTTGATTGTGTTCATATAGGCTTCACGCTTTTTGCCCGTGCTTTGCCCTGCTTTCTCTAAGATAAAATTAGAGAAGCCGTCAAGGCTCTCCATCGTATATACTGCTATTTTATTATGGTCAGTAATACGGTCAAAGGCGGCAACAATTTTAGTAATATCGTCCGCCTTATAGGGCAAGGGTTCACCCCGCTCAATAGCCTGCGCACACTTGAGGGTGAGTTTGCGAATATTGGAAGGTCTGAGTGTTTGTAGTTCTTTCTCATCGTCCCATTTGCCCTCCTCTCTCCACTTGCCAAGTGTCTTAATACCTATGCCTATCATTTCCGATATATTGGCAATGCTAAAACCCTTAGTAAAAAGTTCTTTACCTTGCGACCTTTTATAATCTGCCTCTACAGCTGTCAATCGTGCCATATCTATTGTAGTAATTCATTTATCTTGTTATTAATCTCGTCAAACTTTGCCACGTTGTTAGGGGCAAAATTCCCAACTCCTGCAGGGGTTTGTATGATAGCTGTTTTAAGCTCATTTAAAAGCTCGTTTAAAAGGCTTTTAAAATCTACTTCACCCCGTTGTAGGTGTATCCCCGCTTTGTCTATGGTAAGCTGAGTGTCTTCTATTCGTAGGCTCACGCTCTCAATCTCACTATAAGCTACCACATAATAGCGGTTTTCGTCTTCCCCTATCGAAGCAATCAACACACTACTCCCTACCTTTGGGAAGAGGTAAAAACGCTCGGTGTTATCATTAATCACCGAAGCTAAACGCACAGTATATTGTAGTTCATCGTCTTTCACCTCACATGTGCCTTGCGCTTTGTCTACTGATACTACTTCTACGGCTATGGTAGGGGTTTTGCGTTTGCCTAACTTACGAAGCCCCTCGGCTAATTCTCTATCTATACTCATAATCTTGCTCCTATGGTTATTTGTCGGCGTGCCCCATTGCGACCAAAGGTAGTTTCTACCTTCTTAATGAAGTAGCGTTCATCTATCTCTTTCAGTTCTTTATCAATAATATGTGCCTGCATACCACGTGTAGCAAAAGGGACTAAGAAGCTCGTTATAGAGCCGTCAAAGCCGTCATACTTTAGTTTTTCTATTTCTGCCCGTGCCATAGCCCGTAATTTAGCCTCATCACTTACCACAGAGGTGTGAAAGGTTCTTAGCTCGCCATCGGGATCACCCTCCTCTACAGTTTTCTTTTTATTGTTTTTGTCAATGTAGGTATATTGTACTTTTAGCCTACGTTCGTCCTTGGTACGATATTCCAAATCGTTCGCCACAATGTTATAATTGAGGTCATAGCGTGCGGTTTGCCCTATATTAGTAAGCTCCGAAAGCCCTGCATATAGCTTGCCCTGATCATTAATAAAGATACTTAGGCGAAACTCCTCTTTGAGCTTATCCAACACCTGTGTACCATTGGCATTGCGAATGAGCCATTGGTCTAACTGCATTTGTGGTATATTATCAGCCAGGGCAATAGGAGTGTCTTTTACTACCTCCTGCAATACTTCTTTTAGGCTTGTTTTTTGCCACGATTTGTTGATATTCTTTCTTCTAAGTAAATACATAGCATCTTCACACTCTATGCTAACGGGAATGCTTGGCTTGACCTTTTTTACATACCCTTCAAACTCTACTCCGCTATATACTCCCTCATAAGCAAGGGTAACGCTCACCTTATCGCCTGCTTTAATAGCCTTTTCCGTATAGAGCCTATCACCTCCTTTAGCTACTTTAAAGTGGGTAGGAAGTTCAATCGTACAGGTGTCGGCTAACTCGTCTACTGATTTGGTGATTTTCACACTATGCACAGCCTTGAAAGTGTAATCTCCTATTTTGATAATCGCTTGTAATACAAACATTAGTATAAGTGGTTTAATTGTGTTCTCTTTTCATCTAACTCAGCATAGAAGTCCATATCTGACACCGCTTTGATGGTGTATTTCTGTATGCCCTCCTTACCCTCCATAGCCTCAAAGCTAATATCTTTCAAAACAATGTTACGAATATCAAAAAGGGTAAAGAGTTTGTTACCTATGACCTCCAGACTTTCGTTCTTTTCAAACAAGCGGTTAAGACTTTGCACTTGTGCAGTAGGGTACAAGTCGGGGTTGTTGGTGTCTATACAAAGCCCCTTAATGGTAATCTGCCAGTCTTCGGTAGCTATGTACTCCTTTACCTTACCTCTGCGGTGTTTGCCTACGGTTGCCGTCTCTACAATGGTTTTAGTGAGTGAAAAGCTCACCAAAGGTTCGTTTGGGAAAAGCGTTTGTACGCCTGCTTTATCAGCTACTTTTAGGGTCATAAAATACTGACTGCCATTGCTACGTGCCTCACTGATATTCGAGAGGCTTGGTAGTACGTATTTTGTTTTGTTATTAGCCCACCACGAGGGAAATGCTGGACCTACGTAGTCCAAAAATGCCCGCGCTGTAAGTTCTTTGAGGTCAAATTCCATTATACTTCTTTGTTTTTTCATTGCAAAGTTCGTTGTATTGGGGGAAGTAGCGAAATTCTTATACAAGCCTTGTACAAAATCAGTACAATGATTGTACAGAATTAGTACAAGGCTTGTACGCCGATTTTCCTCGACGTAAAACCTACAATATCTTTGCACCCGAATTGAGAAATTAACCCAAAATAGGAAGCCAATGAAGCACCAATTTATTATCAATACCGAAAATGTAAATAGCTATGGCTACCGCATTCTTACAGATGGTATTGACTACACCCAATATATGCGCAACCCCGTTGTACTCTTTATGCACGAGCGAGGCGGATATAGCAACAAGGGTAGTGAAGTCATTGGGCGTTGTACCAAACTATACAAGGAGGGAACTACTCTTATAGCTGAAGTAGAGTTTGACGAGCAAGACGAGTTTGCTAAGAAGATAGCTGGCAAAGTAGAACGTGGCTATATACGTATGGCTTCAATGTTTGCCGAAATCAAAGAAGTATCTACCCAGCCACAACATATCTTAGAAGGGCAAGTATATGAGACTGTAACCGCTTGTAAGCTCGTAGAAATCTCTATTGTTGATATAGGGGGCAACGACAATGCCCTCAAGCTATCCAAAGACGGCAAGCCTTTCCAACTTAAAAAAATAGTAACACATAATACAAATAATATGGATATTAAAGTGATAGCCCTTGCCTTGGGTATGGGCGAAAACACAAAAGAGGAAGCGGTACTAAGTGCCTTACATAACCTCAAAACTGACAAAGAAAAAGCAGAAGCCGAAGTGGTGGCTCTGAAAAAGACTATTAGCGAAACTCGCACTGCCGAAGCTACAACCTTGGTAGATAAAGCCGTACAATTAGGGCTTATCCCACAAGCCCTCAAAGAAAGCCAGCTAAAACAGTTTGAAGCCGATTTTGACGGACAAAAAGCTGTACTATCTAAACTTGTAGTCGACAAAGAAGCTGAGAATACACAGCAAGGAAAGGCTAACACTGTGCGTGAGGTAGTGTTGGGGGCAGGTGCAAAACCAACAGGTACTGCCGATGATAGCTTTGACTACTTGCAAAAATACAACCCTGCAAAGCTCCGCCAACTCAGAGACGAACAACCTGAGGAGTATGCCCGCTTAGCCAAAGAGTACGCCAATGGGACTCGCTACACCAAAAAGTAATTTAATAACCCTTTAAAAATAAATTAAACAAGTATGAAATTATCATTAAAAGCATTGTTTATTAATGCATTATTGGCACTTATTGCCTCAATGTTTATAGCACCAATTGTAGGCGCTTCAGTACCCATAGTAGCAACAACTATTGTGGCAACTTCTACGATAGCTCAATATGTTGCCCCCTCCATTTTCAAAGGAGTAGCTATGGCAGGGCTACAGACAGAAGTATGGATAGCAGGCATAAAAGAAAACCCTATTCCTAATAATTCATTTGTTTTCCAGAGTGTAGACTTGTCGCAATATGTAGAGCATAATAAGCTACACCTTGCTGAAGCAGGTGTGGAACCTGCCGTACACGAAGATTATTTTGCCACGGCTAATAACCCATTGCCCATTACCGATATTACTGATATAGGTAATGAGGTAGTGTTACACACCTATTCTACCGAACAAACACGTCACAGAGAGTTGCAAGATATTGAGCTTGCTTACGACAAACGCTCCAGTGTAATACAACGCCACCGCATATCCTTAGCGAAGAATATCGGCAAACGTGCCGCTTACGCTTGGGCTCCTAAGCAAGATGGCGCTGGTAATAAGGTGTGTAACCTCTCCGCCAGCGACTCAGTGATTGATGCTATCATAGACCTTAAACAGTTTATGGAGGAAAATGATATTTTTGAGGGAATCAATATCTGTTTCACCCCCGAACATTTTGCTCGTATTCGTAAAGAGGATAAACGCTTATATAAGGATATCCTAAGTGAACAACAAATGTACGGCATTAAGGTTTTCCAATATAGCCAAAATCCGCTATACACTTCTGCGGGTGTGAAAAAGCCTTTTGGAGCAACCAAGGATAACACTGATAAGCGTGCCTCCTTTATGTGGGTAACTGATGAGGTGTTCCGTTGCTTTGGCGATGTAGAGATGTATGCTACTTTGCGTGACTCTGGGCTACAAGCTGATACCATCTCTTTTGCACAACGTGCCTTAGTAGGGGTCATCCGAGCTAAAAACCCTAAATTCTTAGGAGCAATCTTATAGGAAACATAGTAGGGTGAGCGGACGAGTTCAATGGTATCCATACCTCACCCTACTCCTATATTAACTTTAAAATAGAATACAATGACAACAGCAGAAAAAGCAAAACAATATTTTGAGGTGAACAAAGCGACAAAAGAGCTCTTTGCTACCTCAGATGGGTTTCTATTCTTACTAAAGAAAGATGCACAAAACCACGCACAAACCTTAGAGGATAGCGCTATAGAGGAATTCAAACAAGAAACTTCAGACCAGTCTGACGTACCCGACAAGTCCGATAGCTCAGAAAACTCAGAGGAAGATATTCCTAATTTAAACCCTAAAAAAAACTAAAAAATAATGGCATTACCTAAAGTATTATTCAACATTGCCAAAGACGGCTTAGGCAGAACTACGGCTATACAAAAAACTACTGGGCTTATCACAACGGGAGTTACGGTGAGCAATAAAGTAGAATTGGGCAAGTCGTACCAAATCTTCTCGCTTAAAGAAGCTGTAGCTTTGGGAATTTCAGAAACTGAAAACGCCTTTGCCTACAAGCATATCAAAGCGTTTTATGACCAGGCTCCAACGGGTACCCCTCTGTGGGTAATGCTCGTATCGGATGCTACTACTATGACGGCAATGCTTGACAAAGATGGTGTCTTTGCTCCAACTCTCATAGCTGATGCCAAAGGGGCTATCCGCGTGCTTGGAGTAGTGAAAAAAGCAACTGGTAGCGAGACTATCACCGCAGGCTTAGACGCCGATGTGCAGACAGCCGTAGTGAAAGGGCAAGCCCTTGCCGAGCACTTTGAAAAGAAGTATATGCCTTTTAGGATAGTCGTGTCGGGCAATCGTTGGAATGGCAAAGTAGCCGACCTTACTAATTTCTCCGAAAACGAACTTAATAAAGTGGCTTGTTTTATCGCGAATGATGATAAGGAAAAAGATGCTTCTATAGGGCTTTTCTTAGGCAAAATAACCAAAATACCCGTACAGCGAAAAATTCACCGCGTAAAAGACGGAAGTGTATTACCCTTGGTAGCATACTTCACTGACGGAACGACTATAGACAGTAAAGCTGACCAATGGGACGCGCTTGACGACAAAGGATATATCTTCTTTCGCACCTTTGTAGGGCGTTCGGGATACTACTTTTCGGGCGATAATACCCTTACCAAGCCTACTGACGACTTTAAGAGCTTATGCAACGGCTTAGTAATGGACAAAGCAATGCTCCTAAGTTATGGGGTATTGGTAGAGGAACTCAGCGATGAGGTGTTACTATCTAAGGATGGCAGTATTCACCCCGCTATTATCAAGGGTTGGCAAACCAAACTTGAAAGTACCTTGCAAAGCCAAATGGTATCACAGGGCGAGCTTTCGGCTGTAAAGATTGATATAGATCCAAAGCAACGTGTACTACAAACGGGCAAAGTGGTGATAGGCATCAAACTATTACCTGTGGGCTATGCTGACTTTATAGAAGTAAATATTGGCTTTACTACAACAACAAATTAATATTATGGCAACATTTGACAGCAAACAATATGCGTGGTGCGAACTCTCTATTGTCTTTGGTGGACGTATCATTATAGGCGTTACAGAGTTGGAATACACCGAGAAACGCGAGAAAGACTTTCTTTATGGACGTGGGTGCAAGCCTCACGGAATAGTAGCAGGCAACCGCAGTTATGAGGGTAAAATAAGCCTTTGGCAAAGTGAGGCAGAAGCAATGACCCGCGATGCCCCAAATAACGATATACTTAGCCTTAGCTTTGACCTTGTGGCTTCCTACGTGCCTTTGGACGGCGGACAGATAGTTACCGATATTCTCAAGCACGTGGAATTTACCGAAGTGAAAAAAGGAATGAAGCAGGGCGATAAGAATATGATTATGGAGCTTCCTATTATCTTTACAGATGTAATACGCCAAGCCTAACAAATTAAACAATAACAAAATGCCTGTGCAACTTGCACTTTAAAAACCTTTTAAAAGCAGTTTAAAATGATAACTAAAGAACAAATCCAAGAATGGAAAAAGCAATACAAAGACATCTTTGTAATTAGTGTAGAAGACAAAAAAGCGTATTTGCGCACGCCCGACCGCAAAACCCTTAGCTGTGCCTCAACTTTGGCGACCAAAGACCCACTAAGGTTTAATGAGGTAATACTTGAGAACTGTTGGTTGGGTGGTGATGAAGAGATAAAGACAGATGATGCGCTCTTCTTAGCTGTAAGTAGCAAACTACCCGACCTTATACAAATCAAAGAGGCTACTTTGGAAAAGCTCTAAGTGATGCGGAGATTGAAGAGGAAAGGGATTGGCTTCGTATCACTAACGCTTCCTTGCGTTACTATATGCACATTGCCAATCCCGATGCTCTCACCGATACCCAGTGGGCTATGCGAGTAAAAGAATTAGAATGGCTTAGACAAAAAGAAAAGGAACAATAATTACCAATGGCAGACTTGTTACAATATACCTTATCCTTACGAGATATGATAAGTGAACGCTTGCAACGCATCAATATGACTACTGATGCGATGCTTGACCGCTTTGGCAGTTTGGAACGCCTGCAAAGGCAGGTGTCGCAAGAGTTTAGCCAAATGGGCTCTTCGGTGAGTACCTTGCAAAGTCGTATCAATCTGTTGCGTGCTGAGCGTGATTTGTTGCCTGCTAATGGACTTACAACCATTCGCACCTATAATCGTGAAATCAATCGCTTAGAAAGGCAGGTTACTCACTTGCAAAATAACACGGGTGGTCGCCTGCACTCGTGGTTCTCTGAGGCTATGGCAGGGCTCCCTGGTTTGGCTACCAACCCTCTTATACTTGCGGGAGCAGGATTGGGAATAGCTATCCGTACAGGTATGGAGACCGACCTACAAAAGACGAATATCACCACCCTGCTAAAAGGCGACGTAGACCAAGCTAAAACCATTTTAAAAGACCTATCCCAGTACCAACTGCAAAGCCCCTACGACAAAGGCGATTTGTTCGATGCTCAAAAAACAATGATGTCCTTCGGGCTCTCTTCTGAATTTGCTTTTGGCAAGCTCAAAAACATAGGCGACATCGCAATGGGCGATGCGCAAAGAATGAAGTCACTCACCTTAGCATTTTCACAAGCTACATCAGCAGGGCGTTTGCAAGGACAAGACTTGTTGCAGATGATTAATGCGGGCTTCAACCCCCTACAAATCATCAGTGAACGCACGGGGGAAAGCATTACAGCACTTAGGGAGAGAATGCAGAAAGGAGGCGTATCGGCAAAAGAACTCGCCCAAGCCCTTGAGTGGGCAACCGATAAGCAAGGGCTCTTTTACAAAGGAGCCGAGAAAGCCGGCAATACCCTCAAAGGAAAGTTGGGTACATTAATGGCTTCACTTCATAGTATAGCCCTAAAAGTGTATGAGATGATAGCCCCTATCATCACCCCATTGGTAGAGCTTTCAACGGTGCTTTTCAATAGTATTTCGGGAAGTATTGGGTGGCTCATTCAGAAGTTTGAGGAGGGCAATACGGCGGTACTCCTCATTGCAGGAGGTATAGGTATATTCACTACCGCTATGATACTCCACAACACCTATACAGCTATTGCTACCGCTTGGCAAAATAGGCTCACCTGGGCAGTAATTAAGACAAACCTCGCCTTTTTAGCCAATCCCATTACGTGGGTAATAGCAGGTATTATAGCCCTTATTGCTATCATCGCTTATTGCATTGTAGGCGTAAGTGGTTGGGGCAAAGCGTGGGAACATACTGTACAAGGTATGAAATACAGTTGGGAAGCCTTTATACTCACTTATAAAGCCCATTGGAATACAGCAGTTAATGCTTTTATGGCGGGTATAGATGCCTGTAAGCTCGCTTGGTATAAATTCAAAGAAGCGGTTGGCTTAGGCGACAGTTCTGAGAACCAAGCGATGATTAGCAAGATACAGAATGACTTGCAGGAGCGTGCCAAATCGGTAACAGAAGGATATAAGAAAGCAGGAGAGGCAGGAGCTAAAGCCAAAGAAGCCTTTGGCAAAGCGTGGGACTCTTTAGAGTTCAAGAGCTTTAAGGAGGTAAAAGACGGGCTAATGGGCAAGCTGGGTATGAAAACCGAAAGCAGTCCCGCACCTGGGATAAGTCCTATCACGGGAGACGCTACAGCTACCACGGGAGAAGGCGTTAAAACCAAAGACAACATTGTATCAGGAGGCACTAGACAAACACATATTAACATACAGATAGGCAATGTAGGCACCGATACTA